TAAAGCGGACCATACCAGTTTTATAAAATTCAAATTTACAGAGCTTGACAAAGTCCCTGAAATTTTTCTAATAACTTTTATATTTTTATATAAAGGAACAAATATCCAAAGTAATACGATCATGAAGACAGAGACAAAGTTAAAGAACAGGTATGCGAGCAAGCCCCAAGAGGTTCGCGAGTATATGAATGATTTAATAGATCAGTTAGTTTTAGATTACGGAAGTATCAATCCAAGTTGGTCATTAAGTTTAGATATGATCAGTGATTGGTACGATGTATATGTAAAGGCAAAGTCAGAGATTGCTGAGACTGGAGTAAGTTTCATGAGTAGCAGAGGTGATTTCAGAACGCATCCTGCGTTCAATGCCATGAACACTTCATCAAGTCAGATTCAGCATTTGCTTAAGTCATTTGCTGCGAGTCCATATCAGAAGAGCAAGATGAAGGCATTGGACAAAGACATTTCAGACAGCAGTGAGTATATTAAGTCAATTATGGAGAACGATTGAAAAAGTTCAAAGATGCTAGAATGACGCTAGATGACCTCAAAATAGTGGATCGTATAAATATATGATTCTTAGATTTGGCATTACTAGAAGAAGGTAGATGAACATCTAAGAGGCCGTGGACACTAAACAGCAATTACAATTTTAATATTCTTTAACAGTATTTTAATACTTTAAATATATTACATAAATATATTACATCTTTATGTAGATGTAAGAACATAAATATATATTTCAAACAATGAATAAGATTATACAAGAACAATCACAGCCCCAGACATTAAAGATCTGTTACGGTAACGATTTCAGTCTTAACGTATCGGTCAATATATGGGACGCTGATACGAGTGCTTGGAGTAAGTTAGATCTAAGTGCAGCGAGTGATGTTGAGTTATTCTTGGTTTCGCAGAACGGTAAGCGTATCAAGACTACTTCAAGTATAGAGCAAGATGGGAGTTTAGTTGCGCAGATTCCCAGTACCTATTTATCAAAGACATTATACAGTATAGAGATCACGTTCAGAATGGACGGTAGGAACAGACGTACTTACAGCCCGTGTATGATTCAGATTGTGAACAGCACAGATGAAGCAGGTGCAAGTGTTACAGATTATGTAACTAATGACGCATATCATTTTGATATTATGATCAAGAACGATATTGCTTGGTTAAATATTGGTTCATTGCCCAAGGAGTATGTCACAGAAGAGGAGTTAGGTAATGTGTTAGTTTCATATGTCAAGACAGAGGTGTTGAACAGTACGTTAAGCAATTATGTAACTAATTCATCATTATCTACTACATTAAACAACTATGTGACAGATAATGAACTAAGCACCACATTAAACGACTATGCTACAACGCAGTATGTAGACGATGCAGTATCCCAGATAGATCTATCAGATTACTACACATCAAGTCAGGTAGATACGATGTTAGACGATTACGTTACTAATTCATCATTATCTACTACATTAGGAGATTACGCTACAACGCAGTATGTAGACGATGCAGTATCCCAGATAGATCTATCAGATTACTACACATCAAGTCAAGTAGATACTATGTTAAGTGATTACGTCAACGATGCAGAGTACGACAGCACCAATCATAACATATTATTAAAGAACGGAAGCAACACTATTGCTACTATAGATGCAAGCCCGTTCATAGTTGACGGTATGGTAGACAATGTTGAGATAGTCAACGGCAACTTAGTCATATCATTCAACACAGATGCAGGAAAGCAAGACATCAGTATTCCAATCAGTCAGATCTTTGATGCAAGTAACTATTATACATCAAGTCAGGTAGATACGATGTTAAGCAGCTATGCTACTACTAATTATGTAGACGAAGCAGTATCGCAGATAGATCTATCAAGTTATGTAACTACAGACGATTTATCAAGTGCAGGATATGTTACAGAGTCATATGTAAGTTCATATGTAGATTCATTAGATTCACGAGTAACATACTTAGAAGAGCATCAAGGTGGTGATGTAGATTTAAGTGCTTACGTCACTTATAATGAATTAGACAATTATACATATACTATTGCTACAGCACTTACACGAGACAGATATGATATTTTAAATACATATACATATTTTAATAATTATTATACAAAGACAGAATCAGATTCTCGTTATACTACGCTTACAGATCTCAAAAATATATTTATAGAGCAATCATCATTTAACGATGCAGCTTATACGACAGCTGCAGGATTATGTGACCTTGATAGTAGAGTGTCATATTTAGAAGAGCATCAAGGTGAAGGTGGAGATGTAGATTTAAGTGCTTATGTCAAGCAGACAACACTTGACACTACTTTGGCAAGTTATGTCGCATATGTAGATTGGGACAATTCAAACGAGGCGATAGCATACGAGTTACTTAGCAACAGGTTAGATCATATGTCAATCAATGACAACTTTTCTAATTATTACACCAAGACAGAAGCAGATTCTCGTTACGCATCAACAAGTTGGGCAGATGGTAAGTTTGTGAAACTAACAGATGATGTCAACAGACAGCAAGCGATAGCATATGCCATAAGTTATCTTAACGACAATATTGGTCAAGGCGGTGGCACTCCAGATCTTTCAGCATATGTAACTACAAATACAGTCCAGACGATAACTGCACGTAAGACATTCAGTGACGAAGTAGCGTTCAGTAGTGCCGACCAAAGTATGTCATTTGTCGATAATGCTAACGGTATACGTAAGACAGGCAAGATGGCACGTGGCGCATTCAATCAAGCGGTCATCGGTCAGATCTGGGCACCATCTACAGCAGCATCAGATAACACTTGGAACTGCACCAATCAAGTTAATACAATAAAGTTCCAATATGTAGATGCTAATGGTAGTGATATTAAGAATCCAACATTACATCAGTTAGCAAAGATAGATACTACAGGTATATATGAAGGTACCACGTTGCTTGCTAACAAGTATGTTCAGTCATCATATATCAGAAACATCGTTCAGATATCACAAAGTGATTATGATCTGCTTACACCAGATTCAAATACACTTTATATAATATTATAAATAAATTCATATATTAAATAATCATGAGCAGATCAAAATACATTAATACATTCAATACTACAGCAGAATATGATGCTTATATAGAGTCAGCATATCCAGAGTTTCCAAATGTCGGTTATGACAAAGAAGCAGGAGTAGTTAACATAAGAAGACAGTCACCAAATGATTATCAGATATGGGGAACGACAACAGCAACAGAGAACTTCAACATTAAGTTAAATGGTCAAAATGTAGAGGTTACTGTGGATCCTGATTTAGGAGAGTTTTATCTTACAGGATGGACAGGAACATTAACAAGTTTAAAGAACTGTTTTAATGAAGCACGACATATTACATCTATAAAGAAGTTTGCACTTGATACGTCAAATGTCTCAAGATTTGATAATGCGTTATATAACTGTGTTAATATGATCACACTTAATTTTAATAATGTTAATGTTAAAAGTGATTTAACTACTTCATCATTTAGCTATATGTGGTTAGGAACAAACAACTTAACAGATATATATTTAAGTGAAGAGTCAGCATTAATGGCATTTACAAATAATTTACATTCACAAGGTGATAATTATATTAGATCATCAGCAACGATACATTACAATGATGTAGATTACAAGTGGCAGAACAATGCTTGGACACCACAATCATAAATATATTTTATATGAATCATGAAAAGAAATAAGTATATAAATAGTTTTGATACAACAGCTGAATACGATAATTATATAGAGTCAGCTTTTCCAGAGTTCCCTAATGTTAGTCTCACCAAAGATAATGGAGAACTTCATTACAGAAGACAGTCCCCAAATGATTATCAGATCTGGGGTACAACGACAGCAACAGAGAACTTTAATATTATGTTAAATGATAGATATGTAGAGGTCACAGTGGATCGTGATTTAGGAGAGTTTTATCTTACAGGATGGACAGGCACATTAACAAGTTTACAAAGTTGTTTTAAAGACATAACACACATTACATCAATAAAGAAGTTTGCACTTGATACGTCAAATGTAGGAAATTTTACCACTATGTTCATGTCTTGTAGATCATTAAAAGAAATACACTTTGAAGAATGTGATTTTTCAAATGCTTATGGTTCTTTTGTTTTTGCGATAACACCTTCATTAACAGATGTTTACATCACAGTAGAAGCAACATTAATGAAATTAACGAACAACTTAGCTTCACAAGGCGATGTTTATATTCCATCATCTGCAACTATCCACTACAACGGTACTGATTACAAGTGGCAGAACAATGCTTGGACACCACAATCTGTATAAATATACATTATACATATAGTTATGAAAATTTCAGAAGCAAGTAACATATATGTAGGAAACAGTGCTGCGAGTGCTGTATATTTAGGAGCGGATTTAGTTTGGCCTACTCCAGATGTTCATTTTGATTATTCCATTAGTTTGCACGGCAACTGGGGACATCATGTGCCTAACGGATCCAATCTTAATTTGACGGGCAATTATTGGGTAGGATTATGGGACAGCAGCGGCACTAATATCACAGGAGATTACAATTGGAATGCTACAAGCAACATCACGCAGGTTGATATAGATCGAATGGACAATTCAGATCCTACCTCACGCGTGTTGAACTACAAGTTAAATATATCAGGTCCAGCAACACTTACTATCACAGATAAGAATGACAACACTAATGTTAAGTTTAAAGTAAAGTTTAATTCATGAACATAGAACCAAGAAAATATGAGTAAATTTATAGATCTAACACCAAAATACCATGATAAAGATCCTGAATATGACATTCATGGATATGTAGATTATGTGAAGGGTGTGTTAGATGGATCTATAGTTGCTTGTGAGTACATACGACTTGCATGTCAAAGAACGCTTGATTTTGACAATAGAGATGATATGTATTTTGATGTAGAAGATGTGGATTCAAGAATTCGGTTCATTTGGAAACTAAAACACTCAACAGGACAGCATAATCATAAACACTTTAGGTTATTGCCTTGGCAGTTATGGTTGATAAGTCAGATCTTTGGATGGAAGTGGAAGGACACAGGATTTAGAGTCACAAGAAAAGTATTCTTGATGATCTCACGTAAGAATGGTAAGACAAGTATAGCAAGTGCGTTAAGTCTTGCTGCAATGATTGGTGATAAAGAGTCAGGGCAAGAAATAGATCTAATTGCTAACAATTCACGTCAGGCAGGAATTGCATTTGAGCAGATAAAGAACTATTGTGAGTCAATAGACCCACAAGACAAAGTTTTCAAGAGATATCGTTCAGAGATTCGTGTACCAATGTTAAAGTCAAAGATACAGGTATTGTCATCTGAGTCAATGGGTCTTGACGGTTATAACTCAAGTGTTGTGCTTTTCGATGAGTTTCATGCGCAGAAAGATTGGAACTTATATAATGTGATGAAGTCCTCACAGGGTGCAAGAGAACAGCCGTTAATGATTGTACTTACAACTGCAGGTTTCCTAATTGGAGAAACATACCCTTGTTATTCAACATGGGAAACCTGTATTGAGATATTGAGACGTGAGAAGCAGGATGACACATATTTTTCTGCTATCTATCAGTTAGATCCCACTGATGATTGGGAAGATGAAGATGCTTGGATAAAGTGTTCCCCATCTTTAGATCAGACAGTATTCAGATCATTTATGCGTGATGAGATTGCAGCTGCAAAGAACAACACAGCATTAGAGAATGGAGTTCGTACTAAGACACTAAATGAGTGGAGACAGGCAGAGAACGTATGGTTACCACACGAGTTGATAAAGTCACATATGCAACCATTATCAATAGAAGAAATGAAGAACTTACCAAATGTTAGTATGGGATATATTGGTGTCGACCTATCTGCTGTATCTGACCTTACTGCTCTCACGTTGATGGTAGAGTCAGATGGCAAATTTTACTTTAAGTCATGGGCATTTGTGCCTGAAGAATGTTTACAGGGTGGTGTAAATGCTCAAAGATATAGAGAGTGGGCAAACAACAAGTATATAGATATCACTCCAGGCAATGTTCAAGATTATGACTATATATTGGACAAGATAGTTCAGATAGACAAGATCATACCAATTGCAGGAATCTTCTACGACACGTGGAATGCCATTCAGTTTGCGGTCAATGCTACAAACTTAGGTTTACCAATGTTCCCATACAGTCAAGCACTTGGCAATTTCAACCGCCCAACAAAGCAATACGAATTATTATTAAAGTCAGGTCGTGTAGTGATGGACTACAACCCTGCTGTACTTTGGTGTTTTGCGTCATCAACGTTAAAGCAAGATTTCAATGGCAACTGTAAACCCATCAAGGCAGACAAGAACAATGGTAAGATAGATATGGTGATTGCCATGTTAGAGTCATTAGGTGGGTATTATTTAGACAATGCACCTGATGTTGAGTTGACTGCAATTTAATTGTAATTCTTTGTTTAAAAATTATATTTTTAATATATAATGTTATATACACAAGAACATGAACATACTAAATATTTTTAAGAGGAATGAACCTGATCCACAACCAATAGGCAAGGTGTTAAAGTCTGAGTCTACAGTGGAGCAGTCATGTACCTCACCATTACTATATCATTCATATGACCCAATTGATGCACTACAGTTACCTGCTGTGTATGCTGCATTGTCTATCATCAGTAATTCAATTGCCACACTCCCAATATATGTGAAGCAGTACAAGAACAATGAGAGAAGCATAATACCAAACCACAAGATACAGAAGTTGTTTTATAACATGTTACAGTCAAAGCATACAGTAATAAAACAGTTGGTTTTTGATCTCTTATTATATGGTAACAGTTATGTATACATCAAGAGAACGGACGGCAAACCCGAAAAGTTAATATACTTACAGTTCGGTGATGTACAGGTCAACTATAAGAAAGAGGAAGACATTGTTGAGTATCAATGTTGCAACCACAATCAAGTACCTAAGTTAGTCAAGCAAGAGGATATGTTGCATTTTGCTCGTGATACACGTGATGGTATAATGGGTAGAGGTTTCTTATATTTTGCTGCTGAGGTTATCAAGCTTGCAGGGTACACACAACAGGCAGCAGAAGACTATTTCAGATCAGGATGTTCGCTCACAGGCATCTTAAAGTTCAAGAATGGTCTTCGTGGTATTCAGCAGCAAGACATACGTAATCAGTGGATGCAGATTCACTCACATGGTGCACGTGGTGCAGGTCTTGGAGTATTAGGTGGTGATGCTGATTATATTCCTATATCACAGAACAGTGCAGACTCACAGATGTTAGAGACACGTGAGTTCAACTTGACAGATATAGCAAGATTTTTCAATATATCACCAATATTGTTAGGTGACTTATCACATAACTCTTACAGTTCCATTGAGGACTCAAATATAGAGTTCATCAATCACACACTTCTTCCAATCATCAACTTAATGGAAGAGGAGATTAATCGTAAGTTAATCACAGTAAGTTCACAATATGTTGACTTTGATGAGAACTCATTATTGAAGGGCAATCGTGCAAGTATAAGTAATTATCTTGCCTCACTTGTCAGCAATGGTATTATGACAACAAATGAAGCAAGACAGCAGATAGGGATGAATCCTGTTGATGGCGGTGATTCCTTAATAATACCCTTTACGGACATTTCCCAGAATACCATAGGTGGTAATGGTGAAGAACAAACTGATGATAATCTTTTAACAGATTAATTATAAATTTATATTTTTATATATACAATGAATAAGGAGATAAGATCATTCAATATTGCTAACACTGATGATTCACGTAAAGTTGGTGGTTATGCAATTGTCTTCAATTCCTTATCATGCGACTTAGGAGGATTTCGTGAAATTATTTCACCAAATGCTGTCACTGAAGAATTAGTAAACAACAGTGATATTATTTTTAATTACAATCACGACAATAACTATATGTTAGGTCGTTCACGCAATGGAGAGGGTACATTATCATTACGTATAGACGATAAAGGTTTATATTTTGAGTGTGAACTCCCCAATTCTCCTATGGGTGACAACATACGTGAGAGCATAAAACGTGGAGATCTGTCTCAATGTTCATTTGCCTTTGCGTTAGATCCCGATGATGAGTCAAGTGAGACATGGGAACATAGAGATGATGGTATTTATCGTACTATCAACAAGATAGCAGGGTTGTTTGACGTATCATGTGTCACTTTCCCTGCGTATGATGAAACATCAATATCTGAGAGAGCAAAAATATTACTTAATGATATGAAAAAGCAAGATATAGAACTTCGCGAGGACGAAAAAGATCCTGAGGATGAGAAGCAAGAGGAGCAGATGGAAAAGACTCCTAATGAAGATCCAAAAGAGGAAGAAAAGTCTAAAGACGAAGAGACTAATGAAGAGGATCGTTCTGAAGAAGAACCTGAAGAGGATGAAAAAGATACTGAAGAAAAAGATCCTGAAGATAAAGAGGATGAAAAAGATCCTGAAGAAGAAAGACAAAATAAATCTAGATTTAATACAATGGAAAAACGTTTCAGTTTATTGACAGCAATCCGTGAGGTTGCTAATAATCAAAAATTAGACGCTGCTTCTCAGGCTGTTGTAAATGCAGGTGCAGAGGCAATGCGTAATGCAGGTCAACCATTCAATGGTCAGATTCAAATTCCTGTTGGTGAGGAATTACGTGCAGATCCTGTACATTATACTGTAGAGGCAGACGGTGAGCATGTAGTTGTTACCGATTACCTTAACATTCTTGAACCACTTAAGGCAAAGAACGTATTGGTTGCTGCAGGTGCAAACTATTTAACAGGTCTCAAGGGTAACATTCAGATCCCAAGCATGACTGCTGAGAATGTATATTGGGAAGGTGAGATCACAGAGGCAGACAATGGTGCAGGTTCATTTGACCATATCAATATGGCACCACGTCGCTTGAGTGCTTACATCGACATCAGCAAGCAATTCCTTGTACAAGATACACTCGGTGCTGAGAACCTTATCCGCAAACTCTTAGTTGAGGCAATCAACGACAAGTTGGAAGCAACTATCCTTAGTGATGCTGCTGCAAGTGGTAATGTTCCTGCAGGTATCTTCAA